GTTTTTTCATACTTTCTATATTTCTTACATCATCATCTGAAAATCCAATAAAAGGTGTAAAATAATTTCCTATTTTATTTTTCATAAATGCTTTTTTCTGTAGCTTGTGTGATGTTCTTTTAACGTATCTTATAAACTCTTCCATCGCATCAATTTTTCCTTGTTCAGGATTTGTAGCGGAACCAGCACCATATGACACCGGATGAAATCTACACATATCTAAATAAGCTTTAATAAGTTCATCGTTAGACATATCGTCTTCATCTGCAATCTCTCTATATTTTTTTAAGTTTTTTACTAATTCTGACGAATCAAGTCCATGTTTATTAGATTTAATAAGTTTATAAACAGATTCTTTTAATATTGAGGGTGTGTGCCCTCTTGCGGTTACGATTGCAAAAATTGACCCTTTATTAATTGCTTCTATAAAGTCATCCCACGCCGGACCTATTGGCGCTTTCATTGAGTCCTCTAAAAATTTTTTGTCTCCAGTAACACTAAAATCTCTAAAAGGTTCTTTATCAAAATCTACGATTGTATGTCCCTCATATTTAAAGTCTTTCTTTCCAATATCGGTTCTATGTTCCGCAAAATCTTCAGTTGACATACCAACACTTTTTCCGTTCTTATCTTTTAGATAAATTTTTGTTGGCATAAACATAAGATTATCATCCCAATCAAAAGCATAGTATTTCATTACAGGTGAATTCTGATCATCTATAATTTCATTAATTAATCTTCTAACTATTTTTTTGTAATTCATATTAATAAATATTACGTTAAATAAAAAATGGGGATCAGTGACCCCCATTTTCTTATTTTTTTAAATTTATCATACATCTTCAAACGAAGCTCCGGTTGGAGTAATATAGAATGTAATGTCAATAAATTCAAGAGACCTTGTTGGTTTGATATAAATCTTACCTGTCAATTGGTTTCTATCTAAATCTTCAGTGTCACTTGAAACTGTAACTCTAAAGTCATATAAACCTCTATCTCTTCTGATTGCATCTAAAATTGGATTAACTGCGTTTAAGAAATCTTGTCTTACTTGTTCATCGTTTTGATCAAATAATAATCTTACAGATACAGCAGAAATTAATTTACGAGCTTGTAGTAATAATCTTCTTACATTGATTCTATCAAGAGCAGATTCTCTTACTTGTAGAGTTTTGTTACCCCAGATTACAGTACCTACATCGGCAAACGTAGCAATTGGGTTAAGTCTACCAACATAAAGTACGTCTCTGTCTTCTTGTGTTAACTTCTTACGTGCTTTAATTGAGTTTACAATACCACGAGTATAACCTGCTGCCGCAAACCAAGGGAACGCAATATTATCAGTAAGTGCCAAGTTTCTTGTAACCTCAGCTGTTGCAGGGATATAGATTTGTGTATTATTTACACTATCTCTTGTTAATACCCATGGATAATATGTTGCCGTGTAGTTAGAATCGATTCCTCTTTCCTCTAAACTATCAACCGCTTCTTGAGGATAAATTAAATTATCACCTTCAGTTGTTGATGCAACAAACATATTGTAGTCAGGAGTTGTTGTAATATACAATGAGTCAGCTCTTTCGTTTTCAATCATGTCAATTGTTGCCTCAACTAAATCACCATTGTTTACATAATCAATTCCTGGAGATACAAATACATTGATGTTAACAGCTTCTGGGTTTGCAAATGTTCTAATACCAAGTAAGTATGCGTAATAGTCAGTGTTTGCGTAATCAACATTTCCATCACCAATTGTGATTTGTTTGAATGCACCCCAACCTTTAGCATCTGGGTATCTATCAGAAACACAAGCACCATTTAAGAATCCTTGACGACCTAATACATATCTGTCACCATTTGTTCTATATTCTCTATATATATCCCATCCGTCAAATCCACCATTAACAAGCATTGTGAATTTTCTTGAGAATAGTCTATAATATGGACTATTAATATTTGTTGGTTCAGAAGAGAAAGAAGCTGCACCTACATAATATTTTGGTGTTCCACTTGTTGCAAACCCACTAGAAATTGTAATACCACTAGCAAATTGGTCCATATGGAATCCTCTTGTTCTGTAAGCCCACTCACCACCTTCTAAATCACAAGTTGTAATTGGATTTCTTTTTCCTTTATATTCAAAGAAACTTGTATCAAATCCGATATTGTTTGAGAATCCAAGATAAGTTCTTCTGATATTGTCGCCAGAAGATCTGATCGCATCATCACCACCTGATGATAAACCAAATGGTGGGTTATAAATCACTTCACCTGGGAAATCATATTTAGTTTTATAAACTGGGAATGGTGATCTAGCTCCAGCGTATTCTCTGAAAGTATAACCCTCAAAACCACAAGGAATTGAATCAACTGGTGCATCCTCATTTATCTCAACCATTATGTATTTTGAGTTTAACTCATATTCACCATCTAATGTTCCGATCTTTTTAGCAACAAAGTTGTTTTGTGAAGGATCCATAGAACAGTTTGTAAATTTCTCAAGAACAACTGGATTAGAATCAACATCAAAATAATCTCTAACTAATATATCAAATGTTCTATTAGCAAAAGACAAATTAATAAATGAAATTTTTACTTCAGAGTTTGCATTATTACCATCAGATATTGTATAGAATTTGAAAAGGTTAAATGTTTTTGTTCCTCTTAATTCTGAAACAACCCATGGTGAACTTGGAGATTGGTATTTATCTAAATACCACCCAATAGATTGTGGACTTTCACTTTGTGCTGAATCTAAACTAATTAAGTCAGAACTTAAACCTCTAATGAAACCTTTTCTCCAACCGTAATTTAAAAGAGCTTGGAATCTTTCCTCTAAGAATAATGGTGTAGATTGTCTTGGTTTACCAAAGTTAGTTCCACCAAATACTTTCGCAACATATTGTGAATCAGATTGTGCAAATGAAGTCTCAAATATAAAGTTTGTTCCAGAATCATTTGTTACATTAATAGCAAATGGTAAATATGGGTTTTTAAGAACACCAACATATTGTCCAGTCATATTTAAATTAACATTTGAAATGTTAGATACTTCATAAACAGGGTTATTTCCATCTGAATAAGTTGCGATACCTCTTGATCTTAATGTCCCAACAACTAAATCATCATAATCAGTAAATGGTGTTCCACTGTAGTAATACACTTTAACTCTAACTGTTCCAGAAAAACAATCAACATTAACCGGAGTTGGTGTTGGTGTTGGAGAAACAAATGGTGTCGGTGTAATACAAGGATTTATCGGAGATGCTGATGGTGTTGGGGTTGGTGTCAATGTTGTAGATGTTGTTGTAACAGGCACAATCATTTCTAAATCCTCAACATATGTAAAGAATGAGAATCCTGAATATGAACCACCACCAATATTATCAAATAATGAGTAATACCAAGCATCGTTGAAAGGTGATGTATAGTCTGTTAAATCACTTGAAACAGAAGGCACATCAAATACATTTGTTTCAGCAGAAAATACTGTTGATAATGTATCATAATCTTCTCCCCAAATTGACCCAAAATAACTAATTGTACTATCTTTTGTAGTAAAAGGATCAACACTTGTGATTACATCACTAATTAAACTCTTAATATCATTATCAAGGGTATCAACTGTTCCGTCAAAACTTTCATACTGTTCATCAAGGATACTTTCAATCTCACTTGAAAAACTTGTTTCAAATGTAATTGTGTCAGTACCGCTTGTACATCCAGTAAATGTTACGGTATAAGTGATAGCACTTGGGATAACACAAATTGTGTCACACACATTAGTTGGATCTGTTACCGCACTGAAACAAACGAAATCAACAGTTGTTGGATCCACATTTGCTTTTGTAACAATTGACCAAGATGGTCCAGCGTCATAACCAGATAATCCAAGGATTCTTGTTACAAATAATTGATTTGATTGTTGTAAATAAGCTTTTGCTATATATGAAGCTTCATACTTAGGGATTTGTGTATTGATAAATTTTTCAGGAGATGTTCCACCAAAGTAGGTTTGATATTCGTCGTAATTTCTTACGAAGATAGGTTCAAATGCTGGGCCTTTTATAGTTTCCCCCGCAATACCTAGAGTTGTAACACCAACACTTTGTGCTACAAAACTTAAATCCACTTCAGAAGTATAGACACCAGGTGATACAAATACTTTACTGTTAGTTGCCATAGGTTTTAATTTTTAAATTTTTAATTTTATTTTTTATTATAAATATTCTTATTTATCCCAAAAACTTTACTTAATTAAAACTATTTATATCTTGGTATGATTTTTTTCTACCTTTTTTCTACCCATGGATAAAGAACCTAAAAAGATAAAAAATTTAAAGATCTCTGTTGAGTCTCATGATATCCTAAAAAAGTATTGTGATAAAAGAGGAATAAAGATGTATAGGTTTTTGGAAAACCTAATAATAGAAAAGTGTAAAGAAAAGAAGGATATTTACGGTGAGAATTAAATTAATTCTTGATTGAAGATTATATCTGACTCTTTTGTGTTATCATCTTTTGTAACTACAAGTCTTAATTCGTCGCCGGTATTAATTTGTATTTCTGTAACACTAGTTCCATAAAAATCATCATTTATAAAAACTTGGAATGAATCTACATTTTTATTATCGGATAATTTTAAATTTACAGTGTAGTTAAATTTTTGAACACTAACTAAGTTACCAACTGGGAACATTGGTATATAAGTTGATGTTATTTGTGGTTCAGGTTTTTTTGGTTTTTTCTTTTTAATCTGTGTTTCAGTTTCGTAAATCTGAAAAGTTCTTGTTATTGCCGGTTTTATTTCAAACTCATCTTCATCAATTAAAAAACCTTGTAGTGTCATTTCATATTTTTGTAAATAAACTTTTCTCTTTTCAAGATCAAGTACAGACTCATCGGATATATTTCCTCTAATAATTGGAATATAATGTCCTTTGATAACTTGATATGCTTGTTTTGATGAAAACTTTGTAATTACAGTTTGATTAAACCTATTTAATTCTCGCATTCTATTACATACAATGACCACTGTATATTTTATATCAACCGGTACTGGTTGTGGAATTTTATAGATATCCATCCCATGTCTTTGTCCGTCCCAAGTTGGAACTTTAGCATAAAAATATTGTCTTCTATTTGGAATTGTGTATGTAGTGATGGATGGGTTATTACCATACTCAACTTCTGGAGTTCTTACAACAGCAATAAAAGGTGGCTCCACATTTTTATCAATGTTTTGGAAGTCCCAAGTTTCAGTAAATTGAGACCAATTCTGTGTTGTTACTAAAATATCAACCATAGGGATTGTCTTTCCCTCAACAACACATTTTAACTCATCACGAACAAAATCTAAAAAACCCCTATCTAAATCTGGATGTAATAAAGATTTAGGAAGATATGTTCCATCTTGTGAAATCATGTCAGCAATTTCATGTCTTCTTGGAAGAAGTGTTTTCTTCTCAATTAAACTTATATCCTTTTTTATTTTCTTTGGTAATGGCATTATTATAATCCTCTAAATTCATTAGGTCCAACTGGCGCTGCAATTATTGTTCTATAAAATGGTTTAAATCCTTTATATGTATGTTTTATATCTGAAGTTACACGACCATCATTTACAACAGTGTAATATCTTACAAAACTTTCTGTATCATAATATCCAACATAATCACCAAACTGAATATCAATTTCTAAATCTTCTAAAGTTTTTAAATAAACTGACATTGTAATATTTCCAGGTTCAACTTGGTCCATTTTTGTAGAACCAAGGAATTTATTTTCAGGTGTTGCAATTGCCACATAAGCGTTAAACTCAACCGGTGGTAAAAACTTTATACCATCTGATACTGTTTCACCATACACATCATCTGTTTTAGTTTTCATTCTATCAACTCTATAAAGAACGCAAGTGTAGTTCATGTCGCCAATTAACCACTCTTGACCCATTTCAATCTCTAACTTAAAGTCATTATCACCAAAAAATTTACCAAGTCTTGTTATAGGAACTTTATTATCCATATGATGTTTTATTGATAAATATTGTTTTTATTATTATTTTTATGTATAGTACATAATTTTGGAAATCACAAAACAAATAATAGAACTAAAAGCAATGGATTTGTTAGACTCATACAGTGGAGCTAATAACTACATTATTTATATGAAAACTAAAAAGGAAACTAATAAGAAGTTTTACCCAACAAGATCACAAGCTGAATACATAACAACATATTTTGACACAAAACCAAAGGTTGCTCGTAAATGGGTTGAGTTAGATCATTACTTTGCGAAAAAGTTTACAGAAGAACGATATCTACTTGAAACACCAGAAAAAGTTTATATTGAAAAGTTACTCGTTGAAAAAGATAAGTCATATCATATCTGGGGAAAATTTTTTGAAAAAGACAATTTGTCCGAGTTTTGGGTTCCTAAATCATCTTTAATTAAATCACAGACGGTAGATGAGGTTAATATTGATTATTCTAAATATGACCACAGACCACCACTTTCACATCAAAAAGAAGCAATAGAAAAACTTGTTGGTTCTAGAAGATTTATTTTAGCTGACGATATGGGATTAGGTAAGACGACTTCCACAATTATTGCAGCTTTAGAAACGGGAGCAAAAAAGATTTTAATTATTTGTCCGGCATCACTTAAAATAAATTGGGAAAGAGAGATTGCAAATTATTCAGATAGACCTTGCTATATTGCAGAAGGTAAAAAATTTTCAACTGAATCTGATTTTGTTATTGTAAATTACGATATATTAAAAAACTTTCACGACCCAAAAGATAAGGAAAATTCATTATTGATCCAATCAAATTTTGAATTGGTTATTTTAGATGAAGCACATATGGTATCAAATGCTCAAGCTCAAAGAACAAAAATTATTAACAATTTTGTGAAAGATATAAAAAGAGTTTGGTTATTAACCGGAACACCAATGACATCTAGACCAATGAACTATTATAATCTATTATCAATAATTGAAAGTCCGGTTGCTCAAAATTGGATGGCTTATGCTATTAGATATTGTCAAGGATTTCAATTTAGAGCTGGTAATAGAAAAATATGGAATGTTACAGGTGCGTCTAACCTTGAGGAATTAAGAGATAGGACATCAAAACAAATTTTAAGAAGATTAAAAGAACAAGTTTTAGATTTACCAGAAAAAATTATAACACCAGTTTATTTAAGAACCTCATCAAAAGAATATAAAGATTTAATGGGTGAATATTATGATTGGTTGGAAAATAAAAAAGAAGAATCTTCATCCCTTACAATCCAGTTTTCAAAAATTATGAAAGTAAGAAAAGTAATTGCGAATGAAAAAGTAAAAGAAACTATTGAGTTTGTTCAAAACATTATAGACCAAGGAAAAAAAGTTATTATTTTTACAAACTTTACTGATACTCTACAACTAATACATAATCACTTTGGAAAAGAATCTGTATATCTTGATGGTAGTTGTAATAAAGTTCAGAGACAATACGCAGTTGATCAATTTCAGGAAAATGAAAAAGTTAAAGTATTTGTTGGGAATTTAAAAGCTGCCGGTGTTGGACTTACTTTAACAGCTGCTGAAGTTGTAATTATGAACGACTTATCATTTGTACCGGCAGAACATGCTCAAGCTGAAGATAGGGCTTACCGTTATGGTCAAAAAAATAACGTTCTTGTATACTACCCAATTTTTGAAAACACAATTGAAGGTGTAATCTATGATATTCTTAATAAAAAGAAAAAAATAATCGGCACCGTAATGGGCGATGAGGTTCAAGACTCTGGTGATGTTGTTGAGGAAATCTTAAAGTTAATCAATAAAAGACCTTAGTTTCTTTTGTTTTTTATAGTATTTATAAATAATGAAAGTTACTGTAAAACATATTGATTCTGGTCTTTCGTCGGAAGACAAGAAAATGTATAACGATTTTATAAAATTTATTAATTCTAAATACCCAGTTGGGAATCCATTAACTATTTTATTTCTTGGTAAAAAAAATGGTGCGATGTCAACAGGTTCTCAAAACATGAATGGTGAACTAAGAGTTTTATCTAGAAATAGATTAAATAGGGATATAATGAGAACTCTTGCACATGAATGGGTTCACGCACATCAGAGATTAGTTTTGGGTAGAGAAAGAGGTCCGGACATTGGAGGTCAAAACGAAGATGAGGCAAATGCTTTTGCTGGTAGATTAATTAAAATGTTTGAGGCTGATTACCCACATTATAATGGTTTAGTTTTTGAATCAACAACAAAATTAATGAAAAATGTTCAGTTATTAAATGAACAAATTTTATTAACAGAAAAAGAAGAAATTAAAAACAATTTTCTTCTTGAGATGAAAAAAATTGGTATTGAAAAACTACCTTACTCATATTCAGCTATGAAACAGTTTGTTGATCCAGAAACAATGGATATTCACTATAACAAACATTACAAGGGTTATGTAAAAAAATTAAACGATGCTTTATCAAAAAAGAATTACAAAGACCTAGAATTGGAAGATATTATTAAATCAATAAGTAAGTTTGACGAAAAGGTAAGAAATAATGCTGGGGGTGCGTTTAACCACGCATTATTTTGGAAAATGTTATCACCAAAAAAACAAAGACCTTCCGGTGAAGTTTATGAAAAAATAAAAAAACAATACGGAAATATAAAAAATCTTAAGGACGAATTTAATCAAGTTGCTCTTGATAGATTTGGTTCTGGGTGGGCTTGGCTTATTTTAACAAAAAATAATAAGTTAAAAATAATGTCTACACCAAATCAAGATAATCCACTTATGAACATTATTAAAGATGGTGGTTATCCATTACTTGGTCTTGATGTTTGGGAACATGCTTATTATTTGAGATACAGAAATAAAAGAGATGAATATATTAAAAATTTCTGGAATCATGTAAATTGGGAATTTGTAAATGAGTTATATGAATTAAAGAATAAAAAATTTGTTAAAGAATCTTACATTAGAGTTCTTTTAGAAAATGAAGAAACAGGTCAAGATATCAAAAAATTAATGAGTCGTGAATTACAAAAAATTAGATTAATTCCTTTAGATGCTGAAGCCGCAGAATCTGCTATTAGTAATATTATTACAGCAGAAATAGAAAGAGGGTCTCTTAACTTTAATCGTAAAATTGAGGGTCTTATGACTTTAGATTTATCTAATGTTTCAGAAAGATCAAAATTTAGATTTGAGAATTATTTCCAAAGGTTTGTTAAAAGTAGAACAAGGGGTTATGATTTTGAAGCATTAATTGCTGGTTTGTTGGGTGGACAATTGGCAGTAAGTTTAAATTCACCTTATGATGTTTTTACTACTAATGGTGATAAAATTTCTTGTAAAATAATTAGAAATACAAAAGAAAAAATAAATTTAAAAAGTATTAAAAAATCTGTTAACAGTTATATTATAAACTATAATGGTAGTCCTGAAAATAAAGAAGAATTAATAAGAATGTCACAATTTCCAAATTTTCTAGAACTTATTTTAAGACATAAAAATCAAGATATTAGAAACTGTGCTGAGGACATTTTAAATAAATTATTGGAGGAAATTACTGGAATGTTAGTTGGTATTCCTTCCGGTAGTGAAAATAAAATTAATTTATATTATTTTGATAGAAATAAATTAATCCAACTTGCAAAAATCCCAGAAATGTTAATGGCCGCAAAAACAAAAGGTTCGCAAACAATAACATTTTCATCAAAAATTTTAGAATATAAACCAACTATGACCGGACAAATTAAGTTTCCGATCTTATCACAAGATGAGTATGTTTCTTTTTTAAGTAATACTCCAGAAACAACAAAAATTGTTGATTTAATGAATTTTTTTGGTGAGAAGTATGGTGTTAGTAGGTTAGGGGATAATATCCCACAAGATGTTATAAGATCACTATCAAAAAACGAAAGATTTAAACTAGACCTTAGTAGAATAGTAGGTGTAAAATAATTTATTGTAATATTTATATTAAAAAATCACTATGTCAATTATTAACGAACCGGAAAGATCCAACCTTTACAAAAAAATTAGACATTTACTTGGTGCACCATTAAGAAGTGTTGAATTAGAGGATGAACAAATGGACACTCTTTTAGAGTTTTCTATTGATGAGTATTCTCAGTATGTTCAGGATTGGTTAATTGAGTCTCAATGGACTAATCTATATAACTTGAATTTAGATACACAATCTTTATCTAAAGCTTTTACAACTAGAAGTTTGGATTATGAAACAAGATATACTTATGCGTATTCAAAGATTGTCGGTTTACAAGCTGGTGGTGATTACGTTCTAAAAAAAGATTATATTCAATTACAAAAAGGACAACAGATCTATGAAATTCCAGCAAACAGAGAAATAAATGAATTGTTGTGGTTTACACCACCAACAATGAATAATCTTTTATTTGATCCTTGGTCGTTTGGTGGTATTGGTGGTGGTGGTCTTGGTGGTGTTGGTGGATACGCTCAAATGGGTAACATGGCAGGTAGTTATTTTTTAACACCAGCTTTTGATACTTTATTGAGAATGCAAGAAATAAACATACAAAAAAGAATTATACTAGGTGATTTAACATACAGAATTACAGCATTACCAGACGGAAAAAAAGCAATTCACTTAATGAATACACCAGGTGGTAAATTTGATTTTGGTAATACCGCTTTAACAAAAGGAAGAGTTTGGTATTGGTATTATGATGTTGGTCCGGAAGATAGAGATAAATGTTTAAAAGATAATCCAGATATTATCAAATTACCTTCTGATGTTCCTTTTGATAAAATTAGTTGGCAAGATTTAAATAACCCAGCACAAATCTGGGTTAGAAGATGGTTTATTGCTTACTGTAAAGAAGTACTCTCAAAAGTTCGTGGTAAGTTTAGTGGTAATTTAAAGACACCAGATGGTGATTTAACAATGGAATGGCAGACTTTAGGTACTGAAGCAAAAGATGAAAAAACAAAATTAATTGAGGAATTAATTGGTGCTGAAGGACGACTTACCAGATTGAAACCAGAAAAAGTTATGGAGCGTGAGGCTTTAATTGCTGAAAATTTAAATAAAGCTTTAAAGTTCCGAGCAATGCCAAGACAAATATATGTAATATGATTAATAGAGTTAATACAACAGAAAGAAAAAACGTGGTTAGGTATCAGACACAAACTGTGGTTGAACCAAAAGTCGTTATTGAAACAATTAAAGATCTATCAAAAGTTGTCTCAACATCAAATTATCTGACTGATGAAGAGACAATATTAATTATAAAAAATGTTGATGAATGTGAAGTAACTTTAAATTCACAAAAAAGTAGTAGAGTTGTTGTTAAATCTCTAACAACTGTTGTTGTTAAATCTGATGTCGGTAAGATAGATGAAGATTGGGATGAGCTCCTTTTAGAAAAAGGAGCCTGTGTTCAATTTCAATTTGTTGAGGGTAATTGGTATATTACGTCTAGTGACGGTTTAAAACTTGGTTAAACATATTCTTCCCACCCCTCTTCAGCTAACTCGTAAATATAATTTGGGTCAACGCCAACATTTTCCCAAAATATAACTTCACCCTTTTCCATATCAATTAGGTCTTTTTGTATATCATCCTGATCCTTTTCTTCAAATGGAACACCATTAATTAATATACATTGGTCTTTTGTAAAGAATGGTCTATCTTCTGGGTTTTTAACTAAAAGCCCGTCTCTTACTTCTTCTTTAAAAACAACAAGCAATGGTTCTACTCTTTTATTAAAAGTAGCAATTGCTCTTTGGATATTATACTCACCGGTTAAACCTGGATTACTTTCTAATTCTTGGGGGTTAATTCTGTAACAATTAAGTTGTATTACAGATTCTGTGCTAGCAAGTTTATATGCAACATCGGTTGGTACACCGGTATTAGCTTCTTTATTTTTAGAATTACTACGTACCCAGTTATCTTCTGACCAAGATTTTTCCCAACCGTTCTCAAGTAGAAACTTTTCTTTTTCTTTATACGAACCTTTAAATACTGTAGAATCGGAGAAAAATAATTTTACTTGTTCGTCATTCCATCCGGCTTTTGGTCTATTAACTTTTTGCACATCTCCGTGTGATGCTTTTGTTCCGTTATTAACATAATAAATAACATCACCAAGATTAACATTTAAACCCTCATTAATCGCAAGTTCCATATGGGCTTGTCTTGACATTAAAGCACCGGCTTTTGTTTTGGTTTTACTTCTTTTGATGTAATCATCAATTGATTGTTTAATCTTTGCTTTACTTGCAATGTCCATTAAAGGAATCTTTTGATCAAATATTCTTTGTACATATTCGTAGTACCACTCAACAAACCCTTGACCATCACCATTAAGTAATAATTTAACACCTTTGTCTAAAAATAACTCAATATACTTTGGCATCTTTTTAGATTTAATACTATTACCTGTAAGTTTAACTTTTCCGTTGTGTTCTAATGTTGCATAGTTTTTACGGGCTAGGTTAATACAAGAATCCCAAGTACCATCACAATCAAGTCCCATTGTACCACGCATGAACCGGTCGTTAAATTCGGCCACATCAGCATCATACCCAGTATATTCTTTTCCTTCTTTAACTAACCAATTTAATCCACGACCAACATACTTTCTATCATCAACACCACCATCTGGCAACGAAAAGTTCATACCATCCGTATCACATACAAGTGGGGTGTAACCTCGTTTCACAAAGAATTTTAACATTTGTCTTAAATATTGACGACCAGTACAAGTAATTTTTTCTCCCATATCCATATCACCCCAGGGAAATACTTGTGGGGCTGATAAGGCACCAAATAATGAGTTAATAAAAATCTTAATTGGTAACTGTTTTGTATCAAATGATTTTGCTTTCTTTTTATCTATTGATTTATATTCGGATGCAAGATTCTTATACATAATACGACTATCCCTAAAATAAGATAATAACCCTTTCATTACGCCTGTAATATCTGATTCCGGAAACACATCGTGTGTTAATTGGATTGAAGGATAAAGTGATGAGTAATCAAGTTTTAATACGTTCCTTGAAAATCCTGTTTTAAGTAACCGTGATAATCCACCAACAAAGTTTCTTTTTTCTTTTTTTGCCGGAATTGCAAGTCCGTTCTTATAGGACCAAGCAAGCATCACAAGTTTCCAGATTGTTGCCGTTCCCATTGTTGAAACTCTTTCGTATGTTGTTGGAAGAAGTGACGCAAGAAGAAATGACCCCTGGTTAAATTCTTCGTCAACAAGTAGAGTTTCTTCTAAGTCATCGTCAAGGTAACGCTCCACAATATCATCACCGGTTGTTTGGATATAGATGTCAGTTCTTCTTTCACATACCTCATCAATTTTTTCACTGACACCAACTTTCTTATATTTACCGTTTTCTATGTTTAACCAGTATAAGTTTTTTTCTTTGTATAAAGAACCAATCTTATCGTGGTCTATGTACACTCGGTCGGCCGCTTCACCATCAATAAATTTTGTAATATATTTAAGTCCGGCCTCTTTAATTGATGAATTAATTGCTTGTGCTCTACGAACTGAATGTATAATATCAATAATGTTATAACCCCACATTTGTGTTTGAGTGAATTTCTCAACCTCATTACCAAGTTTTAACATAGAATCTTTTTGTGTTATTGACCTTTCTCCGTGAAGAGACTTGGCAATCTTTTTAATATCAAGGTGTAACATTTTACATCTTTCGTAAATCCAGTACCAGTCAAAGTTTGCTGAGTTATAACCAGAAATGATTGATGGCTTTAATTCGTCTATAATTTTAAAGAACTCAACAAGGCCTCGTCTTTCTTCATCTTCATTTGAACACTCAATTACTTTTCTGTAACCTTTATTTGTTTTAATTCCAATCATAAAGATACGACCATCCTTTGGTTCTAAAGAGGTCGTCTCAAGGTCAAATACAAGTCTTGTAATATCATTGTACTCATCAAATCCTTTAAATAATCTTTTTTCTTTTGATATTAGAAATTGTTCTGTTGGTGTTAACATTAAAAACTTATCTTTTGCTTTTTCACCCCAAGGATCTATTCCACCATCACGGAAAAATTGCGATAGAGCTCTATACCCTTTTAATGATTTAACAAGAAACGTTAAACCGTTTTCCAATTGCTCATTACCATCAGTTCTTAATTTTTCAATTACGATACCGTATTTAGACATCGCTTCTTTTTGTAATGCTTTTGATCCTTGATAAAAATTAAGACCACGTAGGTCACCAACCCACGCAAATGCAATTAGACTATCTCTAACAATTGATTTTCCTTTTCCCGGTACTTCTTTGATTTTATAAATGTGGTCTTTTTGATAGTCAAATTCTATCGCCACAATGTGTTCTTCTGGATCATTCCCTTCCAGAAAGGATTTAATTTCCTCTGCTGTAATCATAAATATATTTTTTTGAGTGGTTTATTTGCTTTCGTAGTTTACGAAATTTACCTTACCTAAATAAATATATTGATTTAACCAACTAATGTCAAATAAAAAACCCTCCTTTATTTTTGGGGAGGGTTTAATTTTTTAACTTAACAATAAAGCATGTAATTCTTGTTCAGTCCAAGTTTCTTTAAACTCAACTTCTTTAAGGATTGGTCCTTCTTCAGTTCTGAATCTAATTCCTCTTGGGACTTGTCTAATCGCTTTTACTTTATGCTCACCAATTGTAATTGGTTCTTCATACTTAAATAATAATTTGATTTCCATTTTTGTTTTTTTTGTTTTTATTTATTTTTTATTTTATACATTATAAACACACACACAAATTACAAGTTGTTGAATCATAAAATACTGTACCTAAAGGTAATCCAATTGCGGTTTCGTCTGGTAGATCTTTTATGTTTAAACAATTTATATGTAATGTATTTGCTGCGGTACTAAATATTCCACTACCAACTATAAAAGAATAATCGTGTTGTGTTGTATTACATTGTCCACCCAATATACCAGTTGTTGTATTACAAATTGCTGTGTTACAAAAACCACCACCAATTATTGAACAACCACCAATTACTGTATTTCCTCTACCACCACTTACGGTTGAAGAATATCCACTTGATGTATTTTGACGACCACCACTTACGGTTGAGTAATCCGCACTTGATGTATTTTCAAAACCACCACTTACGGTTGATATGTAACCACTTGACGTGTTAAATCGTCCACCACCTATAGTAGCATAATAATTACTTGATGTGTTACCCACACCACCACTTACTGTTGAAAAATTCCCATTTGTTGTATTACGATATCCTCCACCAATTGTTTGACCATTGCTATATGATGATACAGTTACATTATTAGTTCCCCCTGCAATTGTATTACCAAAAGAATCATAAGATGCACTATAAGATGATATTGTGTTTAATGAACCCCCACCAATTGATGACCCAAGAACATAATAACCACTCTGCGTTACAATTGTGTCTATTGTATTTAATGATCCACCACCTATTGATGAGTAATCACTTCTTGTTGTGTTTAAGTATCCACCACTAATTGTTGATGGACCAAAAGCAAATATATTATTTCCAAAACCACCTCCAATTGTATTTGGGGTAATACCAACAACGGTATTACATCTACCTCCAGCTATAACACCACCAAATAAATTAAGTAATGTATTACAACCTCCACCATTTATTACTCCATCATATCCACTTGATGTATTACAAAAACCACCACCAAGAAAACCAAGATCGTTTGTATTTGTATTTCCTAATCCTCCACCAATAATACTGTAATAACCTGATGATGTATTACAAAAACCGGCAACTACAGCGGCAAAATCATTTTGTGTTGTGTTAAAACGACCACCACCTATTGTTGAGTAATTCCCACTTGATGTGTTTTCACGACCACCACCTACTGTTGCATATCCACCACTTGATGTGTTACGATATCCACTACTTACAGTTGAAAATTTATTGTCGGTAAAGTTAGCAAGTCCACCACCAATAAAGTTTCCAGGTCCATTTGATGTGTTATTTTGACCACCGCCAACAAATGAATATCCACCACTTGATGTGTTTTCACGACCACCACCAATTGTTGAGCCTTCCCCACTTGATGTATTTTGACGACCACCACCTACAGTTGAATAATAACAACTTGCTGTGTTGCCACCACCCCCACTTACGGTTGAAGAATTACCACTTGATGTGTTGCCACTACCACCACCAACAAATGAGGCGTAACCACTTGATGTGTTACCACGACCACCACTTACGGTTGAATATCCGCCACTTGATGTGTTACCACGACCACCACTTACATTTGAAAAATTATTGTCGGTAAAGTTAGCAAGTCCACCGCCAATAAAGTTTCCAGGTCCACTTGATGTGTTACAATAACCCCCACTTACGGTTGAGCCATCCCCACTTGATGTGTTATCACATCCACCACCCACGGTTGAATAAGAATTACTTGATGTATTACTACGACCACCACCAATAAATGAATATCCACCACTTGATGTGTTATTACGACCACCACCAATTGTTGAATAATAACAACTTGCTGTATTTCTACGACCTCCACTTACGGTTGATATGTAACCACTTGACGTGTTGCGATAACCACCACTTACGGTTGAATAATCACCGCTTGATGTGTTACAATAACCCCCACTTACAGTTGAATTAATGCAGTTTGACTCGTTACAATATCCACCACTTACGGTTGAGCAATCACCACTTGCTGTGTTTCTACAACCACCACTTACGGTTGAAGCATATCCGGTTGATGTATTTCTACGACCACCACTTACGGTTGAATAATAACAACTTGATGTGTTTTGACGACCACCGCCAATAAATGAATTATCACCACTTGATGTGTTATTACGACCTCCACTTACGGTTGAATAATCACCACTTGATGTATTCCTGTAACCACCACTTACGGTTGAATAATCACCACTTGATGTGTTATCACATCCACCACCCACGGTTGAGTAATCCCCACTTGATGTGTTATTCTCACCACCGGTTACAACTGAACCATTACCGACCGCTACATTATTACCACCACCACCAATAAACGAATCATATTCTGATGCTGTATTATTATAACCCCCAGCGATTGTTGCTGCACCACAAGAAGCTGTATTACATCTACCGCCACCAATAAATGAATGATATGAGTTTGATGTTGTTGTATTATTAAAACCACCAACAATTGTATTAAATGAATTAGAACCATAACCACTTGCAGTATTTTTACAACCACCAACAACTATAGAATAATCTGAATTGGTTGTATTATCTAATCCACCACTAACAACAGAATAATCTCCACTTGCATCATTATTAACACCTATTCTTTGTGTTGAGTCAACTCCAGAACCAACTTCATATAATGTTGTTCCAGTTGTAAAACCATTTATTGTTACTGAACCATTTTGTCTATCCAAAACTAATGTTCCACCAGAATAAGTTCCACCTGTTACATAATAATCTGTTGAACCACTTAAAATATAAGCTTTTAAATCAACAAGAGGTGTATTTTTTGTTGTACCACTTGATACATCATAATTTACAATTGGCATTATGTCATTTACGGTGTAACCAGTGTTTCCTACATAAGGTAATTGTGATATTCTTTTATTTGCCATTTTTTATTTTTATTTATAAATATGTTTTAGTTTTAATTATGGTACCGAATAAATTGAATTATCCGATGTACATCTATATAATGTTCCTGTTGGGAGAGGTAAACTTGCTTCTGTTGGTAAACTTACAATATTTAAACAATTGACATATGTTGTATTTGGACATGATGTTGATATACCATGACCAACAATAAATGAACAGTTGTGACCAACAGAGTTTCCGCACCCACCTAATATTCCGGAATAAATTGTACAAATTGAGTTATTTTGTCCTCCACCAATAAATGAACATGAAGCTATTACGTCATTACTAACACCACCAACAACAGCTGAACCACCACCAAGTGCTCCATTACTAGAGCCACCACCAACAAAAGAACAACAATTACTTGCTGAATTAAAACTTCCACCACCAACTACATTGTTGATACTGATTGCTACGTTATTATTTCCACCACCAACTATTGAACAAGAACCCATTGTTGTATTCTTATATCCACCACTTATTGTTGAATAGTCAGCAGTTGTTGTATTAAAATAACCACCACTTATTGTTGAGCAACCAGCAAAAGCGGAATTTTTTATACCACCACCAATAACAGTTAATTTGTTTGTAGATGTATTACATTGTCCACCACCAATAAAATTACAACTACAATTTACGGTATTATTTAAACCTCCACCAACAAATGAATGTTGACTAAATGAACAATTAGACTGACCACCACCAACAAACGAACAACCACCTGTTGCTCGGTTAGAAGAGCCCCCAACAACAACTGACGCACTATTTGATGAACCATTACCAACACCACCAACAACGACTGAGTGAGCACCTAAAGCACCATTTAAACCACCACCACCAACAAAAGAGTAACATGAACATGTTGAATTAAAGTATCCACCACCAATTACATTACTAATTCCCGTTGTGTAATTATTATTTCCACCACCAATAGATGAACAAACACCTGTTGATGTATTACAAATTCCACCACCAATAAAACTATTACAACTTGATGTTGTATTATTAATACCACCACTAATAGTTGAGCCGTTAGCAACACAACTAGTGTTAGATCTTCCCCCAGAAATAGTTGAAAAACAACTAGATAATACTGTATTTGAATCTCCACCACCAATTATAGAATTTGTTGAAAGTTCAGAAACATTACGAGATCCGCCACCAATAAATGACCCATATGTGCACCCAATTATTTTATTTGTATCACCACCAACAATTGTTGAACAACAAGAATTTATTGTGTTGTTTACACCACCACCAATAAATGTAAAGTTACAATCAAATGATGTGTTATTTGCACCACCGCTAATTACACTAAAACAACTTGTAATTGTGTTTAATTGTCCACCACCAATAACATCTGCAATTCCTGGTATTGCTGTTGATACTTGTAAAACCTCTAAAATAATATTTTCAGTTGGTACAGAACCACCTGTAAAATCTGAACCTAATAGTACAACAAAATCACCAACTTGATAATTTTGTCCACCATTTAAAATTGCAACAACTATTGGTTTGTTTGTTTTAAATTGAATTTGAAAAACACCACCAGTCCCGCTACCTGTGGTTCCGTTTGATGTGTAGATGCCGTCTGAAACTCCACTTCCTGAATAGTTAACTATATCAACCTTTAAAATAACACCACTTATACCAACACCTTGACCAACTTCATTTGAAGAGCCGCCACCAATAAATGATTGATCTCCATAATTTATGTTACTTACACCACCAGCAACGTTTGAGTATGGTCTTAATGCTTTGTTATTATAACCACCACTGACTGTTGAGTAATATGAAGATGTTGTATTATTTACACCACCACCAATTGTTTGTCCGTTATAATATGATGATACTGTTACATTACAAGTTCCTCCAGCAATTGTATTGCCATATTGATTATAACTACCACTATATGATGATATTGTATTAAGAGAAC